ATGATGCAATAGAAGTAAAATACTTTGATACTAAAAAACAAAAAGAAGAAAAGGTTATTATAACAAAGCAAGAATTAGAAACTGGACAAAAATCAGATAATTATAAAAAAATTTATTCTATAAAATCCAGGGCAAAAAGTGGAGATTTAAAAAAATTAGCAAAAAAAACTCTTGAAAATATAAATAAAAGAGAGATAGAAGCTAGTTTAAAAATTATAGGATGTAAGGAATTATTCAGTGGTTGTATTATTTCACTATCTGATGCTGGAGAGTTTTCAGGAAATTATGTTGTGACTAGACTTCAACATAATTTTCCAAAATTTATAACATCTATTGAGATGTATAAAATTAAAAAAGATATGAAAGAGGAGAAAGAAAAATGATTTCAGCATTAAAAGGAACAGTAGGAATTATACAAAGTATTAATACAGCTGATTATACTGCTACTGTAAAACTTCCTGAATATAACAACCAAATAACAGAAGGACTTCAAATTCTATCTCCAGTAACATTAGGAAATAAAATAACTTCTATTCCAAAAGTTAATACTCCAGTATTTTGTATATTTCTAGGAGATGACACTGAAAGAGGATTTATAATTGGAAGCTATTTTTCTGATGAAAATATAAGTAATTCTCAAGAAGATGAATACAAAATTGATTATCAAGGATCAAGCCTTACAATCAAGGAAGATGGAAATATTGAATTAAAAGGAACTTTAACAAAAATAGATAGTGAAGTTATTATAACTGGAGATACTACAATAGAAAAAAATATGATAGTAACTCAAAATGTAACGATCAGTGGTGGAATGTCAGCTAAAAAAGGCTTTGAAACTGAAAAAGCTACATTAAAAAATGGGAAATTAGACGTTCAATCTATTGATTATAAGGAGATGAGTAAGAAATGAATGTACTAAGTAGATTAACAAAAGATTTCTTAAATAATTTTACTAACTTAAATTTCTCAAGTAATTTAGGAAGTTATGGAGACATTGTTTTTCAAGTAAGTCGTGAAAATGTTTTAACTCCTGAAGGGATTGATTTAACGATATCATCAAAAATTGAAGAACATGATAATCTTGGAGAAGCTCCTTATACAGAATTTATTCATAGAAATTTAAGATCTATTTCTTTAAATATAAAGTTAGTTTATACATTAACAGATATAAATGATGCTTTATTAAAATTAGAAAAGATATGTGAAAATGGTGAATATTATCCACTTATTTTAGGAAATAAACCTTTGTCAAAATATGGATTTATTTTAATAGATTTTAAACAAGGAATAAAAAGTACAAATTCAAATGGAGAGCTAGAAGTTGTAAATTGTTCTTTAACCTTAAAAGAATATATACCAAAGTTAGATAGACTTTTATTACCTACAACGAATAACTTAACAACAGAAAATAAAGAGAATACTAGAAACAATAATAATAGAAGTAATCAAAAGAATACTAAAAAAAATAAAAAGGTTTTAAAGAAAAAATCTAAGACTAATGTTTATTCAAAAAATAAAGATGAAAAAAAATGGCTACGTGGATTAGTTGAAGATGATTTAAGAGGATATTAATAGGAGGGTATATGATAGTTTCAAATAATGTTGTTCCTAAGCATCCTAAATTAATGGAATTATACGTTCTATTAAATACGAAAAGAGGAACAGTACCACTCCATAGAGATTTAGGGATAGATAATAGAATGATAGATAGACCAATTACAGTTATAAAAAATAATATATTCAATGAATTGCAAATGCAAATAAACAAATATATTAAAGGTCTTATATTAAATAATGTTAATTGCAAAGCAACTGAAAATGGTCTTGAAATTGAATGCGAGGTTGAAATAGATGAAAGAATTTAATTTAATTGACTCTAATCCTGAATCAATATTAGCTGATGCTTTGAGATTCCATGAAGAAATTGCTGGAGAAAGATTAGAGTTATGCACAAAAGAAGCATATTTATACTCAACAGTTGCAGCATTGTTGGCAAATATAAAAGCTAATATGAATGATGTAGCAAAGCAAAACTTCTTGAAATATTCAAGAGAAGAAAGACTAGATTTAAAAGGAAATTTCTATGGTGAAAGAGGTATTAGATTAAAAGCAAATAAAGCAAGAACTACAATCAGATGTCATATATCATCAGTTGTAGCAAAAGATGTAATTATAGCTAAAGGGACAAGATTTCTCTATAAGAATTATATGTTTTATACAGAGCAAGAATATAAAATAAAACAAGGAGATACTTATGTTGATGTTATAGCTGTAGCTGAAATTCCTGGAGAACTAGGAAAAATACTAGCTGGAGATATTAAAGAAATAGTTGATAGATATGAGTATATAAAAGAAATAACTAATATAACTGATGTAACAGGTGGTAGAGAAGAAGAAAATGATGATGAATATAGAAAAAGATTAGAGCTTATTCCAGAATCTTTTACAACAGGTGGTTCAGAAGGTTCGTATGAATATTGGGTTAAGAAATCATCAAATCTTGTTACAGATGTATTTATAAACAGTCCTAGACCTAATTATATTGATATTTATGTTGTTAATGGACTAGAACATCTCTCACAAGAAGAAAAACAGAAAATAAAGAATTATATAACTGAAAACAAAAATATAAAAGTTTTAAATGACCAGTTAGAAATAAAAGATCCTGTTTTTCACAATTATAATATTGATTTAGATTACTGGGTATACGATAATTCGTTAGTATCGAAATCAGAAATAGAAAAAGAATTAAGAAGCTCATTAGAACAATATACTAAATCTTTTAAAATGGGAGAAAGCATAAATTTACAGGATATTATAGATATTTCTAAAAATGTGGAAGGGATAAGAAGAGTTGAAATAAAATCACCTCAAACTTATATAGGACAAAAGTTCCATTTAGCAAAATGTGGAACTATAACAATTTCATATAAAGGAGCAGAATCAAGATGAAAGAGCAAAATTTTATATATGATGTTACAAATATAAGAGATCTTGCTCCTGACATTTTAAGGAATGATAAACAATATAAGGTAGTTTTAACTGTAATAGATGCACTTATATCTAAGCATATTGTTGCTAATATAGAATATCTAGAGTTTCTTGAAAGAATAGATACAATGGAAGAAAAAGAGATTGACCTTGTTGCAAAAGAATTAAGCGTTGATTTCTATGACTTCTCTATGTCTATAGAAGAAAAAAGAAAAGCTTGTAAATTATCTTTCCAAATCCATTCAATAAAGGGAACAAATAAAGCTATTCAAGATGTCTTAAATATCTTCTATGAAAAAGCTAATATATTAGAATTTCCTGAGTTTAATGGAGATAATGGAACTTTTAAAATAGAAATTATGGGAACAACTAAAAGTAATTTAAATATTATGATAGATAGAGTTGAAAAAACTAAAAAGAAATCACAACATTTAACAGGAATTACTTTCAAAAATAATTCCAGATCACCTTTATATGTTGCAACACATATGAGATACGGAACAAGAGTAATTTTATATCCACAGCAAGACTATTTTTATCTTAATAATTTAAATTTAGTAAGTAAAACTGGAAAATATATTTTAGAAAAAAGGGGTGTTAACAATGGCTGAATTTAATAGTCACATAATAACAAATGCTGGAAGAAATCTTTTAGCAAGAGCATTAGCAGGAGAAGGAAAAATTATATTTACTAAAGCAGCATTTGGAGATCAGAAACATTCAGGAAACTTAAGAGAAGTTAGTGAATTAAAAAATAAAAAGCTAGATTTAAATGTTATGAATATAAGAAATGATAATGGTACTGCTGTTTTAACAGTACAAATATCGAATCAGAATGTAGAACAATCATTTCAAACAGAAGAGTTTGGAGTTTATGCAAAAATAGAAAATGATGTATCAGAAGTTCTTTATTCTTATACAACTGCTGTATCAGCTGATACTTTTCCAAATAATAGATTAGGAAAAACATATGAATCTATACAAGACATTTACATGGCGATTTCTAGTGATGTAGAAGCTGAAATTTATGTAAGAGATGGAGTTATTTATTTAACAAGAGATATAGCAAATCAGGTTTACACTGAAACAGGAATTACAGCAGTAGGAAATTTAAAAGGAAGAAATAACCTAGAAGAAGATAAACAGTATCTAGCTGATAATGGACATTGGTATAAAAATATTGGTGGAAATAGAAGTTGGAATTCATCAGGAACACCAGATGAACAACTAGTTCCAGTTACATGGGAATATTTATATAAAAATCTAAATACAAAAGAAGGTCAATTAATTCAAAATTTAAATGGACTTTTAGGGAAAAATAATGGTCAATTTCCAGTAGACCAAGCAGTTGAAGGAAATGTTTACTATTTTTCAGCTAATCAAAAATACTATTACTGTTTAAAAAGCCTCTAAAACTGTTAATTGCATAACTAAACCTCCTAATTTTGATAGGTTTATTATACAATTCTCAAAATAATGGAAAATCTACAAAGAAAAAAAGACCCATTAATGTATAATGGAGGTTCTCCTATCCCTGTTGGAACAAGCGGAAAATTACCAGATTATATTAACCATGATAATATATTAGATTTCTATTTTAAAATTAGATTTAAAGGTGGAGTATCACTTTATGTGGCATTAGATAACTCTACTAATACAAATATAGTCGATTATACTCTATTTAATGGGATTAGATTTGAACTAAATAAGAATACAAACATTTTAAAATTAACAGCAGATCCAAAATCTGAATTTATATCTATTGATATTTTCAATAAATTAACTTAAATATTTATTTTAATGTACCATATACAAAAGCTATACAACTAGCAGTATTTATGGAATTAGTAGCTATAGAGTTATATTTTTTCTCTATACTACTACCATTTATCCACATAGCATTAATTAAAATATTTCTGCCATCAAACCCTTGATAATTTATTAGTTTCGCTTCTGCATCTGTTAATTCAACTCTGTAAGGGGAAATTACACAAAAATCTACATTTGAAAATGTGTCAGAGACATTTATGTAATTTCCTGTATGTGATGGTTTCTCATAAAATTTATAACCTTTTTTCTGTGAAGTCCTAATCAAATTAAGACTAAATAGATTTTCCATTATTTTGAGAATTGTATAATAAACCTATCAAAATTAGGAGGTTTAGTTATGCAATTAACAGTTTTAG